GTCGCCTGCCAACAGCATCCAGCGCAACGTCAAGACCCTGCACATCCACAACAACGGTGCTGCCGCCAACACCGTGTCGGTGATCCTCACCGACGGCACCACGGCTGTTACCTTGGCGTCGCAGACGCTCGCCCCCAACGCCACCCTGCAATACATCGATGAGATCGGCTTCGTGCTCTCGGACTTCAACGAGCGCATGCCGTTCATCAATCTGACCGCGAACTACACCGTCGGCTTTTTCGACCGCAACGGCATCATCAACGTCAACGGAAGTTTCACCCTGGGGCTGCTGGCGGCCACGACTGCGGGCGCGGGCTTTGTGTTCCGCATTCGCAACACCGGGATGCAGACCGTCACGATTGATCCCAATGCCAGCGAGACCATCGACGGCAAGGCCACGATCCCATGCTGCGCCAAGGAAGAGTTCCTGGTGGCGTGCGACGGCACCAACTGGGTCACCCTGGGACGGGATTCCCTGGTGATGATCGGCACCGGCACGGTCAGCGGCGCGACCTTCCAGCTCACCCTGCCGCCCAACTTCACCAAGTTCGAGATCGAGATGGCCCAGATTGTGTACGGCACGCCGGGCTATATCGGCATGAACCTGAACTTCAACGGGCCGTACGCCACCGGCTATTACATGCAGCGGCTGTACGCCTTTGGCACCACCATCGCTGCCGATCCGGGGGCGGGCTTGAACACCACGCCCGTGCAGTTCAGCGCCAACAGCGGCGTCACCTTCCCGGATTTTGACGCCACCTTGAATCTTTGGCCCGATCCGATCATCGTCCCGCGCACCGCCAGCTTCCACTTCACCAGCAGGACGTCGTTCGCCAACGACGGTACCTCGGCGATCATCAATGCCGGTGGCTGGGCTGCTGGCGACCAGCGCTGCACCATGATCATGTTCGGCTCGACCGGCGGGCCGTTCACCCAGGGCCGCTGGACCCTGCGCGGGCAACGACCCTAGAACGACCCTGAAGAGAGGGTGACCGATGCTCCTTCTGACCGCCGCGACCGACCAGCTGCAGGTCCTCACCGATGCGGCAGGACCGATCCACGCCCACGCCTCCTGGGTGGATATCACGCCCTCCACGGCGGCGATTGCGCCGGGCCGGGCCAACACCATCATCAATGCTGCCTCGGCGGTCTCGATCGCGGGCTCGCCGGTCGCGTCGACCCAGCGCAACGTCAAGACCGTGCATCTGTTCAACAAGGGCAGCATTAACTGCGGGGTGACGATCCAGGCGGTCGATGCGGGTGGGACATTCGCGCTCTACAACGCGCTGCTCACCCCGGGAAGCATGCTGGAGCTGACCGACATGGGCGGAATCCGTCTTGGGCGGGTGTAAGGGTGCTTTGAAACATGGCTATTGGTGCGAACGGAGCAGTCGCCCCCACCGAGCATTATCGTAATCTTGACGACCCCGCTGGGGGGATTCCCGCTTCTTCCGCTTCTTCGTTAGAAGACTCGCTCGATCCGGTGACGGTGGTCATCCAGGAGGATGCCGACCTGCCGGTCAAGCAGGTCGGGATCGAGCGCGCCGATGGCGCCTTAATTATACGCTTGGATGGGTATCTTCCGCGCAAGGAGAGCACCTCCAGCGCCAAGCAGCACGATGCCAACCTCGCCGAGCACATCGATGAGCGCGAGCTGGCCCGCATCTGCGACGAACTGCTCAACGGGATAGATTCTGACCGTCAATCCCGCCAGGAATGGCTGGAACGGCGCGCTGCCGGGATCAAGCACCTCGGGCTGAAGATCGAGAACCCGAGGTCGCCCTCGGCCGACGCCGACACCGCGGTCGAGGGTCAGGCCACGGTACGCACGCCCCTTCTGCTGGATGCGGTGATGCGCTTCCAGGCCAACGCCCGCGGCGAGCTGCTCCCGGCGGGCGGGCCGGTGAAGATGCAGAGCGAGACCACCATCAAGACCCCGCATCGAAGTTTCCTGGAGCAGCAGATGCAGGTCCCGCGCGAGGAGCGCGGCGAGGATCGAGACATCTACGCCGAGCAGCTGGAGCGGATGTTCAATAGGTATCTCACGGTCGTGGACAAGGAATACTACCCCGACACGACCCGCATGTTCTTCATGCAGGGCTTCGGCGGCTGCGCCTTCAAGAAGGTCTACCGCGATCCGATCAAAAGACGTCCTGTTTCGCGCGCGATCGACGCGGCCGATATCATTGTTTCCGACAACGAGGTCTCACTCCATGAGTGCGGCCGGGTCACGCATTGTATCTTAATGCGACAGAGCGTGTTGCGGCGGATGCAGCTCGCCGGGACCTATCTGGACGTGGATATCACCAATCCGGTGCCGCCCGAGATCGATGCGCTCGATCAAGCCGAGGCCGACGTGGCCGGGCTGAGCACGTGGTCGCAGCGCCCCGAGGATTACAAGCACACGATCTACGAGTGCTACTGCGAGCTGGACATCGCGGGTTACGAGCACACCGAGGATGGGCATATCACCGGGTTGCCGCTGCCCTATCGGGTGACCATCGACAAGGACGCCCAGATCATCCTGGAGGTGCGCAGGAACTGGGCTGAGGACGACGATAGATACATAAAACACATGCCGATCGTGAAGTACCCGTTCGTGGATGGCCTTGGCTTCTACGGCATCGGCCTGCTGCAGATCATGGGCAATTCCACCGCGGCGATCACCACGGCGTGGCGGCTGGCGCTGGACAGTGCTTCGTTCAGCTCCTGGCCCGGGTTTTTGTATTCCGACACGGTCTCCCGACAAGACACCATGACGTTTCGCGTTGGCTTGGGCGCCGGGGTGAAGGTCAATACCGGCGGTCAGCCGATCAGCAACCACATCTACGATCTGCCCTACAAGGATGTGACCGCGGGATTGGTCCAGGTCACCCAGCACATCGAGGAGGAGGCACGTCGTGTCGGCGGGACGCCGGAATTGATGGTCGGGGAGGGACGGCAGGACGTTCCTGTCGGCACGACGCTTGCCATGATCGATCAGGCGGTGAAGGTGCTGGACAGCGTGCACAAGGGCATGCACACGGCGCAAGCCGAGGAGTTCTCGCTTCTGCGTGATCTGTTCAAGGAGGACCCGGATGCGCTGCTGTGTGCGGCGCCCAGCACTCCCGGCTTCCAGTGGGAGCGCGAGGACCTGATCAAGGCGCTGGAGGACTGCAATCTCTCGCCTCAGGCCGACCCCAACACGCCATCACATACGATCAGGATCATGAAGGCGGTGGCGCTGGTGCAGCTGGTGCAGCTCAATCCGAGCATGTGGGACCTGCACGCCGTCGTAAGGCGCGTGGCGACCATGGTCGGGCTCGGCAACGTGGACGAGCTGTTTGCGCCGCCGCAGGCGCAGATGGACGGCAAGCAGGCGGGCGAGATGCAGAAAGCCCAGCTCAAGATGGCGGAGCTGGCGCAGAAGAGCAAAGATTCCCAGGAGAAGGCGCAGCTGGAGCTGATCTCGCAGAGGATGAAGATGTTCATCGAGGGCGCCAAGATTCAGGGCATGGACCGCCAGAACGCTTCGCGCGAGCGCATCGCCGCCGCTCAGTTGGAGCAGAAAAAAACCGAATTAGTCGCAGGCGCGATGGTTCACCCCCTTGCGGCCCCTGTAGCTCAGCAGTTTGCAGAGCTGTACCCCCCAAATCCGGGAAGGTTGATCTGATTTTGGTGTAAAGAGACCACACGCAAGGAGAATCACCATGGCACACCCGATGGCGTCTCAGGCGAAGTCCTCGCAGCAGGCCCGGCTTAAGCGCCTGGGTGCCACCGCTGGCAAGAGCTTTGGCTCGTCCAGCATGTACAAGAAAACCAGCTACCCGAAGAAGGGTGCTGGCAGCTCGACGCCGATGACGATCAGTGGCGGCAGCTCGAAGAAGCGCCCCGACCGGATGGCAGCTGGCGGCAGCGTTGGCGGTAAGAAGCGCCGCCCGCATGCGACAACTAACATCATCATATCGCATGCAGGCGGTCGCGGCGGTTCCGGCGGCGGCGGTGGCGCCGGTCCCAATCCTGCGCAGCCAGTGCCGGTCCCTCGTCCGGTGCCGGTGCCGGTCAATCGTCCGGTTCCGGTCCCGGTGGGTGCTGGGCCTGGAGCTGGACCTCCCCCAGGTCCAGGTCTGGCGGCGGCGCCGCCCCGTCCTCCGATGGCGCCACCGGCTGGCCCTCCCCCGGGCGCTGGTCTTCCGGTGCGTCCACCGGGAATGAAGACCGGCGGCGCGGTGAAGAAGGCGGCCAAAGGCGGTTTTTTGAAGGACGCCAACAGCCCAAAAGCGGGTGACGCCTACCCCGGCTTTCCGCATTCGCCCACCACCAAGGCCAAGAGTGCGGTGTCTGCAAAGGCCG